CCGTTGCGTGGTTGGCCAGCGCGTTCTGCAATGCGGCTTCGAGGTTGGTATCAATGTCGCTTGTCAGGCGGTCACCGTCTGCAGACGTCAGGAAGTCATCAGCAATATCGCCCAGGTAGTCGTCAGCATTCGCGTTGGATACACCACGAACCCAGTCGGTCCAGTCACTCTGATTACCAATACGGTCGACCAGGCGAGCCCGGTACCAAAATTCAACACCAGCCTTCAAGCCCAGTTGTGTATGGGTGTGTTGCGGATAAGGAACTCCGGCAAGCAGCAGAGGGTTATCCCCATTGCCGTTTACTGAATACTGCAACTCAGTCTGGAGGGTATCACCTGTATCAACCGGGAAGGACCAGTCAACCTGAATACCCCAGTTGATTGCTGTGGTGCGCAGACCAACCGGTTTGGGAACTTCCCCTGTACGCCCAGTGAGATGAGTCAGAACAGAAGATGCCCACAAACTGGAAGCGCCACCAGAATTAATAGCGCGGACTCGCACAAGGTAATCACCGGAGAAAATTCCGGAGACCTCTATATTGCGTAGGCCTGTTTCGGGAATATTGATCCACTCATTATCACCACGTTTCCACTGTGCCTGATACGCGACGATATCAGCCTGAGGTTTCCCGTTTTTATCTACTGGCGCATCCCAACTCGCAACCATAGTGGCGATACGTTGCCCCTGGCGGACCGAATCGTAGCTGCTAATTGCGATGTTCGACGGTTGCCCTACCAGGCCTGTCGGTATCAGACTGATCGGTGGCGTATCCAGTCGGGCATTGTTATCAACGGCATCATATTTCGCCCCGTTGTACTCTGCAGCGGTGATACTGTAGGTATTCTCCTCATCGTTAAATGTCAGATTGGTTACACGGAAATACTGGAGGCGCAACTGACCTGCATCGATAACAAAAATGGCATTAGGTAGTGGCTCAGCGATAAAGGCAGTTGCCAGTATCAGTTGCTGGCTGTTAACCGCCTGAATGGTTCTGCTCTCAACGGTACCGCCCTGGGTACGAATCATCAGCGTATCGCCGGCCAATGCGCTTGTTCCCCGATCGGTAGTTACAGATTTCAGCCCGGCATCGTAGTCAGTAATTCGCCCACCATAGACACGGCCAGACAGCCGCTCATCGGCAAAGGCGAACACTGTCCCAGGTACATAGGCGAAGCCATCGAGTCCAGTCTGAACAGTGATAATGCGATCCAGCGAGTTGGAGTAGACGGCCCACCCTCCGCGGCGCTGCGCCTCGCTTTCACGTGTACAGCCAATAGCCGTCAATTGCGTCTGCTTAAACTTGAACTGCTTAACCAGCTCGGAAAACATCACTGCCGTTGTGCGATCCTGATAGTGGTTATCTGGGTCACTAAAGTTAATCAGCGCAGAGCTATAGCGGTTCTTTTCACTGCCGCTGGAGTACGTTGGCTTACCGACAACAGAGGCTCGAGTGAGTATCTGAAGTTTTGACGTATCCGCTGGCATATCAGAGACAACATTGAACATGTTGTTGCCCCAGAACGTCATGCCGTTAAAACCTGCCGCAATATCCTTGATCACCTGCCAGGCATCAGCCTGAGCCTGGATATAAACGTCAAACATAAAGCGAGGCTCGGTACCGCTGCCACCCTTACCATCCGGCACCTTCTGATCGCAGCGCTGGGCAATACGGTACAACTCCCATTTATCGAGCATCGCTGGCGTAACCCTGCGACCCAGTCCGAAGCGCGGCTCAGTAAGAATATCGAACCAAATCCATGCAGGATTATTCGTCCATCCCCATTTGAATGTACCATCCCATGTACCGCCATAAGTGCGTGTAATCGGATCGTAGTTCTGAGGGATGCGGATTACCCGACCTTTAGGTTTACAAGAAATCTTCGGGATATTGCTGAATGACTTAGCATTGAATGACACATACAGTAGTGCGGTATGTGGATAACGGAGACGCGCATCAATCACCTCGGTGATCGCCTGTACCTGCGTTTTGTTCTGGAGCATTTGGCTGGTACTGTCGTCGGTATCGCGCACGACCCGAATCTGCCAGCCTGTGTTCGCTTTCGGGAGGTTAATACGGTGCGTCAACTCATAGAGAGAGCTGAGTTTCTCCGTAACCGTTTTGGTCATTACTGTAGAGTAAGCTCCACCATCAACGGCGAGATCAATATGGTACGTTACAGTAGTGCCGACAATATCCCCATCGTTTTCCTGCTGCTGAAGGCCAGGAATGCCAACTCGTACTAATACGGCGTCGATCTGGGTATTGCTGATAGCTCTAGTCCATGGGGTGACTTTCGTCAGCGATACGCCAACCGTAGTTTCGTTCTCGACTGCGGGAAAACCCGGAATCGGTGTCTGGGTCTGTGTGCCCGGTCGAAATTCCCAGGAAACGTTCTCAAAATTCATCGTTCCATCGGCGTTACCGAGCGGTGTACCGTCCAGGAAAATCCGGGTCGCATCCAGACCACCAGCAAACTCACCTTCCCCTAGCGCCAGCAGCATGCGACAGCGCGCCATTGATTGCGCCGAATCAGGCTGTTCTACAGGTGTGTGCTGCTTCTGGCTGCCGCCCTTTGCACCAGTAATCGTTGCCATATTGCATCCATAAAAAAAGCACCCTACTGGGTGCTAATTGAAAAGTGAGAAGCCGTCAGATGTCCTCAGCGACGATCCCCGCGCTGATAATTGCGCCGCCGATTTCACGCTCGCCATACAGCAGAGCCACTGGGTTACCCATTGCCAGGGTGTTTACTGAGCCACCAAAGGCATAGCTGGGTTTGTTATCTGGATCGTCGCGTCCCTGTAGTCCTTTGGGCTGGGGCGAAAGCATCTGGTAAATTCCACCAGCCATCATTCCGATACCAGCGGAGACCATCCCCGCGCCAATGACACCTGCAGACCCAAAAGTCATACCCGTAACTACAATACCTGCCACAATCATTACTGCGCCAAGGATCGTCTGAAACAGGCCTGCTTTCTTTGCACCTTCTATAACCGGTGCAATACGAATATCGCTATTCCCAGCAAGGTTCTGGTAGTCCTCAATCCCGATGTTTCTTTTTCCACGAAACACCGCGAACGTCATTCCGTTTTTCTTCGCGTTCATCAGGTAACTTTCCAAACCGTCCAGGTTGATACATAACGCCTTCACGGCTTCAGCTGACGTCTGCACCGCCAGTTTATGCACGCGCCCAAATCTCGCACCCAGCGCACCGTACAGGCGAATTGTCGTTAGCCGCGCCATGGTTTTATTTCCTGAGATAAGTTTTTATGTCGGACGCATATCATCGTCCGGTCTTTGAAATAGCCGCGCGAGTACGGCGTGATGCAGGATGGCTGCCCGTACAGATGGTGAAGCAGTTCGCCTTCCTCGGTAATGATCCCCGCATGGTTCCACTTACTGGATTCAACCTGCATGATGACCATACAGCCTGGCGATGGGTCGCATTCGACAAACCCCTCCCGCTCCCAGTTATCGAAATACAGGTTGTCTGGGTAGTGGCTTTCCCACCACGGATAATCGACCCGGAAATCATTCAGCGTTACACCCTGGGTGGCATGCCAGTCCATGATCAACCCCCAGCAGTCGTGAGAGCCAAGGATGAACGGGCGGCCGATTAGCGGAATAGCATCCGGGGTTATCTCGGCGTATTCATCGCAATCAGGCGCATATATTCCCCATACCACACCTGACTGGTTGCATTGCTGGCGATCGAGGTCTGAGGGGATAGCCCTGGCTCCATCGCCAGGATGCGAGTGAATGACTCGAATAATGGTCCCTGCATCCTCGGCATTTGCCCAGTACTCACCATCAATACGGAAATGCTCAGATGGGTTTTCATGACTGTTCGGTACCGAAATATATCGCTGGCGTCGGCCAGACTGGATGACGAAGCCGCAGCACTCTCGTGGCGACTCCTCCAGTGCATGCGCCCGGATAGCAGCCATAATAGTTTTGTTCATTGGCATTTCCGTTTATCGGGAGAAGAGAACAGTTGCCGGGAATCCACCAAAATCGAGGGTGGCAGTATTGGGTTCAGCCAGGCCCGCACCAAATCGCTTGCGGCAATCGCTCAGGCAACCACCGCACACGTCAAGCGCAGGGTCAGCAACCGCATTCCCCTTCGCATCAAAATACGCTGTTCCGTTGTAGGTGCAGCCGTCACCGCTTCGGTACTGGCCGCGCAGCGCCCACTCGCACAGCGATGTAATTTGACGGGTGGGAATAACCAGGTTCTGCAAATCCGCTGGGCTACTCAACGACCACGTAACCACCTCATCATCTTCTGAGGTTTTGGTGTCCAGCCAGAAGGTCTGGAGCGTGAACATTGTCGGGTCTGCCGTCGGGTTCACGCCGCCTGGGAAGTTAACCGCGTCAAGATAAACGACGTAGGTGTCGATGATGCTTACCTTCGCGTTAACCATGTCCTTGAACTGCAGGCAGAGCGCAGTGATATGCCCGTCAAGGTTCGATACGCTAAGTTTCGGCTCAGCGGCCTGGTCGGTCGTAAGAGCTAGGTCAGAAATCTGGAAAGGCCAGAAGTCGAATATTTTGCCATCCCAGATGATGGGCTTTGGTCCAAGCTTAGCTTCATCGCCGTTCGCCGCTTCAATCTCGGCGGGCGTATGAGGAAACGGGATGTAGTGAAAGCGGTGGATCCCGCCGCTGAACTCTGAAGCATCTACTTCGACCAGGCGGACCCTACCACCTGGCGCCAGCATTGCCGCCGTATCAATCAGTGCTGTCATGCTCCACCTCAGGCATAGACGCCATAGGCGCGCTTAATCGTGAATGTCAGCTCAGCGAATTTGCTGCTAATCTGGTTTTTGCGCACGGAGTCGGCGACAACGCGATATAGCCCCTTCTCTTCGCCCGGCGGTGTGATGATGAAAGCCTTAACGGTATGCGCCAGGAGAAAGTCCCGAACGGTATTCACTTCAGAATCAGCGCCCACATGCTTCATCGGTACCTGAATAGCAGTTGAGTTAATGCCATTATCAGCAACCTGCTCATAGCCATCACCGAACTGCGCTGCGCGCACCGTTTGACTATATTCAATCGCGCCAGCACCGAGTTGCGAGTGCCAGTTATATGTCTCAACGGCCATATTTACTCCATAAAAAAACCCGCCGAAGCGGGTTATATAGTTCAGTATTAATCGACAAAAAACCGCCTCTCAGCGGATTCAGTTATTCGATATGATTCGAATGTAGCGTGAGGTCGCCACGAGAGCCTGTAGCGAATTTCCGCCAGTTGCACATAACGTTCTGGAATCATACTCGCGAGACCAGTGGCATAACCAATTTTCCAGATCATCCACTGAATAATCCTTACGAGCCAAACCCTCTGCGATGGTAACGACCTCATCACTAGGTGCTGTAAGCTCATATCCATTCAGCAACAGGAATACGTAACCGGCCATAATGGCAGTGCGTTTGTTTGCATTTGCGAAAGGATGATTCTGGATCAGACTTTCAATTAGAACAGCAGACAGACGAAACATATCGTCTGTCTGCTCATAATATCGAATGGTACTTGGCCGTGACTGTGAAGAACTGAGGTTATTCGGATTCAGCACACCTATTGGTTCATTTGGCGTCTGAGTCTCGATCAGAGACCTGTTGATGTAAACGATATCTTCAATGGAAAGATAATTTATTCCTTCAACATACTCTATCGTCATCCGTTTTTACTCAGACCTTTGAAAGTTCTTCCATCGCCTTCTCGTAACGAGCAAATCCAAACTCAAAGGCGTTTTTAACTTGACCAGTATGTGAACATGCTTCGCTGATCGCTGCACGAGGTTTCGCCACTGTGGATTTGTCACGAGGCGGAATGTACAAGCGATCTGCCTTTTTTAATGCGTGACCCATGATTATCACCCTCATGCACGTTTGGCAGTGCTTTCTCAAATTGTAGGATGTAAACACATCCAAAGATTTCATGACCACTTTTAGTGGTTGAGGACAATTTAATACCATTCGTCATATTTGAGCAATGGGCCCATGTCTGAAGATAGATGCATGTTCGACGAACTTTATCGCAGCCACTTTGCAAGTTAACCACATGTTCGCAGAATTTACCCCTCAGGTAATAGTAAACTATAGTCACGATCACAGGAGATAGGCTGGGCCTATGATCCGGTTAAAAAGTTCAAGAAGGCCATAAATAGCACTTTTTGCACAAAAACATGGCCTGCTTACAATGCATTTCCCAAAAGATTGCTGTAGTATCTCGCGCCCTCTTAATGTAGCGCTTAGATTTTAACCATATCGCTTCATTCCTGCATTAACAAAAAGCCCCGCGTTAGCGAGGCTTGGTGTTGGCGTGAGCTATCTCTTGCAAAATTGTTCAAATCTTTTCATGGATTTTTCGTCATCGCTTTGGATAATTCCTGGGGCCCCACTGAAAAAATCAGAGTCAATCTGACCCACATAAATAAAGAACGGAGCCTCTCCGACATACCCACCGAATGCATTTTTTGCATTAACCCGGCCACAGACATACCCACTGATTTTAGGCTTGCCATTATTCGCATCTGGTGAAAACCATACATCGTTGAATTTTGCGCTATCTGGATCTTTCAATGACTGCTTGATTTGTGACTCCCCATAATTTATGGCTTCACTGTATTCTCCAAAGCACCCGGTAAGTGGCAAACAAGCAATCCCCACCAATAGCAATTTTTTCACTATCATCCCCTTGATTAGCATGGTTTAACGCATGATAACCAGGGGGATGTCAGAATGTAACGATCAGATGCTATTAGCGATCAGTTTTAGCTTTTCTTTGGCTGTCGTAATCGCAAGCTCTTCAACCTGTCGGATGGTTAGATCTAGCTGATGGGGCAGGCTAACGGGGACGCTGATAATGCGAGTGCTATCGTCTGGGCCATAAAACGTCACGCTAGCGCTGATTTCCTTTCCATTAAAATTGTCGTACCAAATAACATCATGAACCTGTATTTCGGCAATTTTCATTAATATTTTCCTCTTACGGCGCTCCAGAGCGGAGTGCCTGGTTTTCTTACTTGAGTATTGATGGTCTCGACCATCGCGTCGTTAAGTTGCTTACCAATCGCCGCAGCATTTGCTGAGCCGCCCGTATTGGCTTGCCCACCTGAACCGATATTGATATCACCAAAGCTGACACTGATGATTGGCACACCTGCGGCGGTCGCTCCTGACTGATTTCCACCAACAAGCCCGCCAGTAGCGTAACGCCCCAAATTACCGTTGTTCATCAGGCGATACAAATTGTCCACCCCGATCCGTCTGGTGGCTTCTTTAGTGAATACAAATTCATCCTTGTGGACAATGCCTGCTGGTTCGTATTTACCACCCGATCCAGTATATCCACCTGAGTCAAAACCAACCCCGGCTGCGGCATTAGCATAAGCTCCGCCCGGAGTGGATCCGCCTCCTGCACTGCCACTAATCCAACCCATTGCCGCCTGCACCGCATAAGCCACAAGCAACTGATTTGTTACCTGCACAATCATCTTCAACATGGACTTGGTGAAGTCTTTGAAACTTGCTGTGCCGGTCGTAACCAAGTCTGTCAGCATGTCGGATAGGCCACTAAACGTAGAACCAGCCACATTTCGCATTGCTTCAAACGTGTTTGTTGCTGAGTCGGCATAATCGGCCCAACCACGCTTTGCGCCAGCCTGCCAGTCGCTGCGAAGCTCATCTTCTTTCCGGTATGTCTCCTCCTGCTCTGCGAGAACCTTTTTCTGAGCATCTGGGTTAAAGGCATAGGATTCAGTCAGGCGCTGGCGCGTCGCTTCCCTTTCGGCCTCTCTAGTGGACAAGCCTCTGGCTGCCGCAGCAATTTCCGCCTGCTTAGCAGACTGCTGCTGTGCGAACTTAGTCGCCTGGTCAGCCAGAGAGTTCAGCTTCTGCTGCTTCGCAATCTGATCACCCAGTCCGGCATTGATATCTGCCTGGGCTAGCAGCTTATCTTTGTTCGCCAACAACGATTTTTCATCGAGTGTTAATGCACGCCCTTTCGGATCGTTAGCGGTGGACTCGAGGATGGTAATTTTTGAGATTAACTCCCACTGCTGCTTACGCTGCTGGCTGATTACATCGTTGATGTCACGATGTTCCTGCAGCGTTTTGAGCTGAGCTTGCAGAGCTAGAGTCTCAGCATTGTAGGTATCGGTGGAGCGATCACCTGCTGAAACCTTAACGGCTGGAGTTTTGGGAGTTTTGTCCGGATGAAACTGTTTATTAATGGCATCCACAGCCTGCTGCCGCTGCTGATCGCTCCACTTATCAGGCGCTATAGCAACATTTTTCCACAACTCAGATAGCGCACGACTGCGCTTCTCCTGCCATGTCATGGACTGCTCAAGGATGCGGTTCTGGTAAATAAGAGCATCCGTTCTCTTATTGTCGACGTCAGCCCCCTGCTTTATCGAAGCGCTGATATCATTTTGTAGCTGAGCCGCTTGCTGCAGTGGTGCTATTTGAGATTTAAGTGCATCAATAGCAGCAAGTTGCGCCTTGCGGCGGGCATCATATTCCTGATCACTACTGCTAGTATCATAGCTGTACCCGTATCCCATTCGCTGGCGCTCAGGAAGAAGAGATTTCTGCTTTTCAGAAAGCTCATCCTGCATTTTGCGCAGCATGTCATTTGGCGCATCCGGCCTACCAACGTTGAGCAGTTCGTCCCACATCCCTTTGAGGGCCTTACTTACACTCGCTGCGGCACGTTCAATCAACCCCATGTTATCGAGGATCTGCTGACTTCGTTTTTGCTCGGCATCGCCGTATGCCTTGGCCGCCGCCGCCGCTGCCCCCTCTTTATCTCCACGCCGTTCCAGTGACGCAATGTAGTCATACTGCGCCGAGGTGAGGAAGTGAAGCGTTGAGTTCAGATCTTCCGACGCTTTAGTCGGGCTATCGTAAAGCTTCTGGAAGTTCTTAATTGTGGCATCAACTGACTGACCGGTCGCATCCTGCATAGCCATGGCGGCGCGGGTTACAGCTTCGAGTTGGTCGGTTTTAAATGTGCCAGCGCCAACAACCTGAGACAGCGTACGCGCCGCTTCCGCAACCCTGCCGCTTGAACCACCAATCTTCTGCGCCATGTCAGAGAGTTGGACCGCTGACTGTGCCGAGTAATTACCGGTCAGGATAAGCTGCTTGTTAAACTCGGTCGCCTCCTGCGCTCCTTGATACCAAGCGGTCGCCAGCGCACCAGCTCCAACAACCAAAGCACCAATGCCGATGGTGACAGGATTGAGCAAACCAAGCAGCCCACGCAAATAAGTACCGACACCGGAAATTGCGCCACCCACCCCGCCAAACTGGTCTTTAATCTGCCCACCCTGCTGGAGCAGGATCAGGAACGGAGACTGACCACCAGCCAGCTGCGTGGCTATATCGGTGAACTGTGCCGGAAGCGTGCGCATCGCGGCGCTGTACTGGCCCACGGAGATACCGGCACGGCGTGCTGCGGCTTCCTGCCGCGATAACGCCTCAGGCAGAACATCAGCCACGCCGGTGAGTCGCTCACGTGTCTGGTTCAGGATGGTGTTGAAGTGCTCGAATTGAGCGCTATTGATGCGCCCTGACTCAAAGTGCGCCACCAGCTGAGCATGCTGCTCATCCAGCGAGTTAAATGCCCGAATCGTCGGGTCGATTGAGCCCAGCAGGTTTTTCAGTGCTGTGGACTGCTTCTCTGCCGCTTGGGTGGCGGCCAGTTCTGCCTGCGCTTTCGCCGCCGCTTCGCCAGTGTCGGTTAGCTTTAGGCGAGTGTCGTCCAGAATTTTGCTATACGCCTGGAACGAATCAGTATCAAGAAAGCCCTTCGCCTGGAAGTTACGCAGCGCTGCCTGCTGCTCGTCAAGCCGGTTCAGCGCCTTGTTTACCGGGTCGATGTTTTCCAGCAGCCCCCTCAGTGCAGACTGCTGCTCTTTGATGCCTTCGCTGCCCTGCTTCGCAGACTCAGCACCGGCACGGAAAACACTGTTCAGGTCATCAGCCTTGCCGACGGCACCGGCCGCCGCTTCTCCGAGTTTATCCAGTTCATTGCTGGCTGTTTTCAGGTCGGCAACATCAGCCCTCAAAGTAATCGAGGCGATTTGGTCTGACATTATTTCGTCTCCTTATGCATTACCTTAAGCGCCTCGCTTTCCATGATTTGAAGGTCAGCCATACAGGTCGCAGCATCCTCTACCCCGTGTAACTCAAACATCCAGGGGAGTACGTTGTAATCAAGGCCAGTCGCTCCGCTCGCGCCAACGCGCCATTGGGTCGCCAGCGTGGAGAAAATGGTGAAAGCTTTCCATACCGACGGCAGGATCCCCACCTCCTCTTCCACGTCCTCAGGCGTTAAACCAAAAGCGCTCAATTCCGCAAGAGTCGGCCCCGGCGTGTACAACGCTGCGGCGACCTGCCTCAGTTTTTTTCGCGGATACCCATCAGCTCTTTGGTGTAGGCAAGACCGATGCTGTCAAATGCGCGCGGGTAGTTCTTCAGGAGGACAATTACGTTATCGCGAGTGAACTCGTCAGGCAGCGCCCAGCTATCGACGATCTCCATCAAGTAGTTAGCCTGCGGCTCAACGGGGGATTTTTTACCTTCAGCTGCTTTCTGCAACTTCTCATCCAGGACGCGCAGCTCTTCCAGCGTCTTATGGCGGAAGGTGAAGGTCAGTTTGCCGTCTTCGGCGCCAGCTCGCGGGATACTGGCTGTCACGGAAAAAATTGGGTTCGGGATCAGGGAGAATTTGGTCATTTGTTCATCTCGGTAAGGCCCGGATTACCGGGCCGGATTAATCAAGTAATGCTGACGGTGCATCCGGCAGAAGTGAGCGCCTTCCCTGCGGCGTCGGTAACTTCGCAGGTATACACCCCAGCATCGGAAGACTGAGCGGACGGAATGTTGAGCGTGGATGCGGTTTTGCCCGGAATGGCGGTGCCGCCTTTCTTCCACACATAGGTGTACGGCGCGGAACCGCCCTGCATGACCACCGACAGATCCAGAGCTGCATTAGCAGCAACAGACTTGGTTGGTGGCAGGTCAGTCAGGAATGCCAGAGGCGTAGCGGAGGAATCGGCAATCGGGTAAATCTGCATATCCGATTCGAAGTTCATGCGCGCTTCATTGCTTTCCACGGCATTGATTTCGGTGCGCGGTACACGCTGGAAGGATACTTTTGCAGAGTAGTATCGATCGGCTTTTCCGCGCGGATTGTGGAACCATACCGCCGTGGTGTCGCTTGAGTCATCCAGGTCAATGAGGCGTTTGTAGATCGCCAGTTGCGGGTCATGCGCGAAGGTATAGACCTGAACTACGGCGTTTTTGAATGTCGGGATGGTACGGGCTTTATCATCCTCCAGGAACTGCACACTGATGGTCTGCTGGTCACCGCCTTCGGTGGACAGCGTCATAACCTGAGGCATGGTGATCCACGAATCAATTTTACGCAGCGTACCTGCCCCGGTACCCGCCGGAAACTTCTTAGTGTCGGTGGTATCGAACGCTTCCAGCACGATTTTCGTACCAGTAACTGACTTGACACGCACTACCATGTTGTCGAGCTTCAGCCAGCCAGAGCTAACCTGGACGACATCGCCAGCGAGGATGCCAGCAGCCGAGGCAACGGTCAGTTCGCATTCCGTCGCATTGGATGCCGCTGTGAAGACAATCGGCGCAAGATACGCCTTGGCCACGTTTACACGCGACCCGTTAGGGATTGCGAATGCCATTGCATTCTCCTGAATTTAAGTAATAAAAAACCCACCAGGTGGTGGGTCAGTAATCAGCGCGGTACTGCATGCTGACGGGGATGGTGTAGGTGATGGAGCCGCTGCTGCCGTTTGGTGCAGAGGTCGGACGGTCCTGTATTGGCTGGCGAATCTGAGGCGGCCCGTTGATATAGACGGTCAAATCACCAGCCACCAGAGCGAGGCCTTCGGAAAATCCACCCGCAATCACACTGGCAAATGTTCGCGCCTTGCCGACGCCCATTCCTGCGGGGGTGACTATGTTCACCTGGAAAATGCCCTGATAAGTGCGAAGCTGCCCAGCAAAGTCTTGTCCGATAGTTTGTGCCGGGAGTATATAGACCCTCCCGTACGGGACATCATCTGGCGGTTCGAAAATGATGTTAGGCCAGGCTATCGGCATGTTAATCGCAAGGGCGATATCAGCAAGGCGCGATTCGAGCAATTCCGCAATTCGCATTGACTGGTCACCGGCCATTGCGCACCTCATTCATTGCCTCACGGAACAACTGCGCGGCGTCCAGCGCAGTAATGCCAACCATACCGCCTGGGGCCTGGCTGGAGTGTCCGTTTTCAAGCGCGGCGGCATATGGCAGGTTATTGGTGAAGAAAATCGAGCTGACCTGGCCTACCCGGAACACCTCGAGCACCGCCAGACCGCGGGAGTTGGAACCCTGGCCGGAGGCATCAGGTGTATCGTTGGATTGGGTCGGCTGACTATCAAAGCCGACATACCAATTGTTCTTGAAACGCCCCCCGACATAACCCTCTGGCTTTTTGATGTCCATCGAATCGTTAACCGCTCGACCACGCTTCAGATATCCTGCCTTTGTGACGTTGGCCGGGTCATTGCGAAGCGCAGCATTATGGTCACGCACCGCTGCGTTATAGGCCACTGCGGTCTGGTTTACCTCCCATTTTTCCGGCTGCCCAATGGGCGACATCTCAACGAGCTGTGCGAGGATTTTAATGCCCGTCCGGCGCACCACTTCGTCCATCTCCTGCTTCGAGCTATCAACGAACAACTGAATGACAGCCAGGAACGGCTGATTAGCTGTGCTGGCCATACTCACGCCCTCAGTTGTATGTTGTAGGAGATCAGTTCATCAGCAGGCTTGACCGGATTCGGCTGCACCACGCGCCATTTCTTGCCGTCGATTTCGATACGGTCATCGATACGCACTTCTGTTTCAAACGTGGCCGCCAGCTTCTTATCGCCGGTGGCGATAAGAGAGCCATCGATTTCGCGGGAGGAATATTCGGTGATAACGCCGGTGACGGTCGCGGTAACCGCCGGAGTGGTGACCTCTTTCCCGAACTGATCGCGAGTGGTGGAGCCGCCGCGGGTTAGCTGGTATGCCTTCCCGTTTTCGGTCAGCAGTCGGGTTGCCGTGTTGCGCATGCGCCGATAGTCGATTGCCATATCAGCCTCTTTCAATGCGGATCTGATTGCCGCCTACCACCAGCCCGCGCAGCGAGGAATAGAACCAGGGGAATGATGGCGAGGCCTTATTCGTGCCCGGCTCATACTGGACCGTCACAGCGCCCTCGACGCGCTCCATGGTCACCGCTCCGCCACCAGCTACCGACGGCGTAAGGTCAATCTCCTGCGATTCGATAGCCAGGCGGCACTGTGCATCAACCAGGCGCTGTGGAATAGCATCATCCGGCAGGTCAACACCATCGAAACGAACGCCGGAACGCGGCCAGGATAGAGGCTGTGATGCGCTGTAACGCTGACCGCGCCAGGCCTTCCCTTCCAGAAAGTCCATTGCCTGCATCAGCATCTGGCCGCACTCATCATCATCTGCAGGAATGCTATATCCGCGCCCGGCGGCAAATGCCCGCAGGTCTGACACGCTGGCGTAGCTGTTGAAGTCTGGAGAGTGGGGATCGGCAACCAGCATGGTTACTCCTCCAGACGCCAGTCCAGCGCCAGCCAGTTGTCTACTTCGTCAGGATGAACATCAGCATTCAGCGGGCCGCCGGGGAACTCTGGGGTATCACGCACCATGACCACCAGCTCAATACCAGGCTGCTCCTGCTGCTCCTGCTGCTCCTGCTGCTCCTGCTGCTCCTGCTGCTCCTGCTGGGCAGGAGCATGTTCAGCGCCGTTCTGCACCGCAAGCTTTTCAGCCTCACGCTGCGCGCGCTGCTCTTTGGTCAATCCGGCCATTGGGCCTCCTTAAAAACAAAGGGGCCGGAGCCCCCTTGGTTAACCCATGATGATGGCGGAATGACGTGGCGCCACAGCAGCCACACCCCATGCCAGACCCACTTCATAACGCACCTGGCGGTACTGGCGGTACAACGCCACCTGGAAGGTGATGCCAGATACCGGGTCGGTCACATTCATGACGTCATCAGCAGTATCGCCACCTTCAGGCATCGCCGGAGTACGGCTGGCCAGCAGGAATGCCCCGCGGTCAAACGCCATGTTCGGTACGAATTCGCTCAACACGGTGACATCAGCCTGGTCTGCCAGATCCTGACGGAGACCCGGCGCGCTAATGGTGATAGTGGAAGAAGTAGCCGCAACGACCAGATACTGGTTGTCATCACCGGCGAACTTCACCGCAGTACCTGCAGCAATACCGCCAGTGCCGGCAGAGATAGCGATGATGATATCGCCCTCTTTCTTCGCGCCATTGACCTTATAGCCAGCAGCAGCGCTTTTCGCGGTACGCTTGATGCTGAAAGATTCGTGGAGGTTGAAGCCCATGATGCGACCGATAACACCTTCACGCAGCAGCTGGTCGGTTCCCGCTTCGTTCGCTTTGAAGAGGACAGCCTGTTTACCACGGATAGATGCCATCGCTTCGCCACCCAGCACCATACGCAAATCGGTAGTCGGCGCACCGTTATCGGTCAGGATTTGACGCGCCAACGCAGCATCTGTCAGATCGTCTTTGATGCTGAACGGGGTATTCTTCGGCGCGCCAACAGCGCGGGAGGAGTTGAGGTACAGCGCGGCGAGGTCTGCATCCACTTCGTTCGCCAGCGCGCGGAAAGCCTGTTTGAACTGGTCAGCCAGGATGGTGTTGTAGGTACCAGCCGGGCCCAGCGCCAATTGCTCTTCACCATTCCATTTGACCGGGGCCATCTTGGATTTGGTGATTTTGACATCCACACCACCGATGGTCTGGTCGCCAGAATTAGGTGCTGACGGACCAGGGACAATATCTTCAGTGGTGGCTGCAGGTGCGACTGGCGCACGTACGGTCTGGTCTTTTGCAGCAGCATCCGCTTTCGCGTCACGCGCCACCGCAGGAATAAAACCAGTTTGCTCGCGGGACACTACGTCCAGCGCGGTATAGATGGTCGGGATCAGACCAGTAAGGGTATTGCCTGCCATTTATGGCTCCTTTCGATTTAATCGACGATGCTGACGCCGTCTTTCAGCGCTGCTTGCTTGCCAGCGTTATCCAGGGAATCAAACGCACCGCGTTTCATGGTTTTTTGCCCGGCCTGGTGCTGCGACTGGTGAGAGCCGCCGCCGCTGTTACCGGACGCTTTGAGGATGTAATCTTTCTGCGGATGCGACTCGACCAGAGACTCCAGGGCCTCATCAAAGCTGGCTAACTCGCCGGGCTTGGTGCGAGAGAACACCTTATTGCCCTGGCCGTCGTAGGCGACAACCTTCCCTTCTTCGATTTTGAAGTTCTGACCGAAGTAGGAACGCACGAACTCCGTCGGGATCGCCATCTTCTCGGAGATGAACTTAGAGCCACCGAAACGGCCGCCGATCATCTCGTCGTAGAGTTGAGTTTCCAGCTGTTTGGTCTTACCGTTCGCCTCGTCCAGCTGCTGCTGGAAAACTTTGGTGATCTCCGCCTTTACCTGGTCAACGGCACCAGCATCAATCAGTTTTTTCTGGTCGATTTTGGTCATCATTTCCAGGGCCTCGAGCGCCTTGGCCGGGTCGGTGATGCCAGAGAATTTCGCGAGATTGGCTTCCGCCACTTCCTTCGCTTCACGGTGAGTTTTCGCCTCGCCATTCAGAGAGGTGATTTTGGTCATCGCTGCGACCGCATCGAACGGGATTTCTTTGCCGTCATCATGGATGTACACAGGCATACCGTTTTCAACGACCACATTTCCGTTAGCATCAAGTTTCAGTTTCATTGTTTTTGCTCCAGCCTTCCGGCCATACGTAATGGGTCATCCGACCCGGGCACCGCGTCGCATCCGCTCAGCGGCAGGCATAAAAAAAGCTGCCCGGAGGCAGCCTGTTAGATAAATTCGATTGTAATTTCGCCGCGTAGCTTGCGGGAGTAAACCTCACTCCGCTTTCGTTTATTGATCCGCAGCGGGTGTGGATGAATGCAAGCGACACCTCGCTTAACGTCCGCCCAAACGCAGCTCTTTACCTCATTACCATTTACAAACACCCTTCGTCTGCCACGGCCATCGCCCACGCAGTGAAAATCATCATTACGCATACCCTATCCCTCAAATGCCGACGCATCCACGCGGCGCAGTTCGTCCAGGGTCAGGTACTCCCCGGCATCGTTGAACATCTCCGGTACGGTGATTTTGCCGTCACGCAGCATCTGCGCGCGAGTAACGCCCAGCACCTGCTCCTGCCGCGCGTAAGGCTGCCTCGCAAGCCACTCGGCATAGCTGGTATGAGCTGGCACCTGTCCGTCCATTGAGGCTCGCGTGACGCTGCTCAGCTCGCCTGATGCTATTTGCATTTCCTCCCACGATTTAGTGATCAGGATTTCACAGGAGCGACAGCAAAAGTGGATTTTGCCGGGTCCGCGCAGATACGGAATTGCATGGCCCAGCGGCTTGCCATCGAGTGTGTAGAGTTTACGGTCGCGGATGATGCACCACTGGCTGGTGTGGGTGTCCAGAGTCGAAGACCACTGTTTGGCCTTCACGATATCGCTGTTGGCCTGGGCGAACTCCTGACGCGCTGAAGCAGCCATATGGTTCACCGCCGTGCGCGTGACTACGGCCAGGTCGCGCCGGGATGTGTTGATCACCCCGTCCTCGCGATTACGCTGTGGCGTACCAGCAATGCGTCTGACAATCTGCTCTACCGTTTCACCCTGGAGGAAACCGGAGCGCACAGCGTTAGTGATTTTGTCCAGTCGATCCGATTCGAGTTTCTGCCCCCACTCCTTGAGCAATCGTCCCTGGAATGGCTGCGCCACGGCAGCAGCGTAAACCTGCTCTGGTGCGATACTCTGGAGCGGAACGTGCTGGAGAATCTGCTTCGGAATAATGCTGCTGAAGAGGTCCAGTTGATACCCCGCCTCATACTCAACGTAACGCGTCAGTTCGCGCGCCAGCGCGGAATTAACCGGTTCATATGCCTGTTGGTTGAGGTCACGCGCACCAGCCAGCAGCGATGCCAGGCGGCGGGCGCTGTAGGTATCAGCGCGTTTTCCGTCCAGCAGCACCAGCAGTTTTGCGGCCAGGTCAGCATCCATCCTATTCAGCAACGCGACCATGCGCCGGGCGACGCCGGTGCCGTAGCGCGTCACATAAAGGCCATGCGCTATGGTCTCGTCCTGCAGGCGGTCATTGACGGTGCGTGCCATATCACACCTCGCCTATCGTTCTGGTATCCAGCGAGGACGATTCAGCCAATAACTCGTCTAGGACCTTTTCTGGGTCTGCGTCTGCATCAATCAGGTTAAGCTTCTGCAGCGCTTTTATCGCATCGATACGACGCAGGTCACCGCCCTGGCGCAACGACTGAATAGCCATCGCCGCTGGCGGGTTGAACTCTTTCGACTCAACATCCAGCTCGGTGCGGACATCGACGTTCCCCCCCTCAGATTCACCGATGTACTCAGCCATAATCTGCAGGATATTGTCGATCGCATCTTCCAGGCTGGTCGCCATGGTGTAGAGAGGTGATTGCTCCTGCATTTTCTCTTCTGAGGTCTGGTCAACAGACTTGGTCGAGGTATTGTCGGTACGCAGCAGCTTCGCGCCAGACTGGCGCATTTGCTCTACCAGGTCGGTTAGCGACTCTTTACCGGCACTGATTGACGTTCCAGTGTGCTCGACATATTCAAGCCCCTGTTTCTGTCGATCGGAGAACTGAGTCGCAGAGGATGAGCCAATCACCAGTTCCTGCCCATCCTCCAGCCCGAATACGGTTAGTAGTGGCACCCGCGCGACGTGCAGGATGTTGTCCTGCTCGCTCTGACTCTGCCAGTGCTTCACGTTCAGCAGCGCCATGTTGAGCAGCGGCGGCGAGCCACACATAAACCCGGTGCGCTTGGTGTAGAGGGTAACCAGGGTGATGTCCCTGCGGGAAGTCTGCCATTCTTCATGCAGCGTCCAGTTGACTTGGGCATTCTCGCCGGTCGCCTTGCGGTAAATCTGCACCTTCCCAGGAGTCAGCAAACGAATCTGCTCGACCTTCGTCTGCCCGAAGTCGTCGCCATCTTCGACTACCACCTCTTTGATGCGCAGCGCGGTGAGTTGGACCTTGCCGGCTACCATCTTCGACTTCCAGCCAATCACCTGGCGAGGATTCAGCATCGTTATGTACGGACGCGCACCAGTAGCCTTTTCATCTGCCTTGGTCTTAACCTGCTCAGCATCTACACGTGGATAATCCACCAGCGCATGAGAAAGCCCATACTGCATCGCCAGGCTGAAGAACGCCTGCGCCCATACATCAAGGCGACTACCTTCCAGATCCACATCCTTCGCAAATTCTCGCAGAGAATCCGGCACGTTCTCACCAAGCTGGATAGGTTCAGCAAAAACGCGCCCGACGTTCTGGTTGATAGTCTCTTCGTAGGCCGGGAGTAGCGTGGCCACAGCCAGGCGCTTCTGGTAGTCCTCTTTGTCTTCTTTCGGCCAGCGAGGGAGATATGACTCTCCGAGTTGGCGCATATACAACGTGCCGCCCATCAGAGCGTCGTTAATATCCCACGCCTGCACCATGTTCCCATAGTCCAGATTGGGTGTTGAAATATCAGGCATGGGGTTAAAGCCTCAGGTTGGTGACTTTGCCGACTTTCTTCGGCGGTGAATGCAGGACGGCATATCGCGTGCCATCCCAGTCGTGGTCTTCCTGCTGGGTATCAACGTCGTCAGGGTTCTTACTGTCGCGAACGAGCACCGGCACACGGCTTATCCAGCCCCGACAGTAGTCGAATACGTAGAATGCTGGCTTCTCAGGAGTGCCGGATTCCATCTTCTTGCTCTCAATGACGGCCTCGAGCATGTCAGCAAATAGGGCTGCGCCGTTCACACGCGATCCAGGTTTCTTGTTGGATGGAACCCATTTAACGCCCTGTGATTCCATCTTCTGCGCAATAGATAACTCATCATCGCCGGTGTTGTAGATCGCCCCGTCAGCAGGGCCTGGAACAATCTTCTTGCAGATGCCGGGCATGATATTCAGTTGCCCCTGCGTGACCCCATTGAGCTTTATCTCTTCGGGCTCAGCTAGTTCCTCGCCCACCAGCCGCTTATCAACCCATGCCACGCCCTTGGCGACGTTTGTGGATGACATATTCAGGCCTTTGTTGAGTTCATCTGGCGGGCAACCGTACCACTCACCAATCAGGATCAGCGACCCGGCAGGCGGACAGAACTGGCGACCGTCAGGCAGATCGGCGGCGGTACCGTCGGCGCGCGCCCACCAGAGGTTAGAGAACGGCTTCGACTCGCCCCAGTCATGGGAGCGGTCAACCGTCCAGCTGTCAGGGATGCGGAATGGCTTAATGACATGATGCGAGGCATTCCACAGATGGTCGAAGCGCCCGCCACTGGTGACATCCCAGGAACCCTCTACCCAGGCTTTGCGCCGGTTCGGGTCTTTGATAGCCATCAACGTTGCGATGTACTGTGGATCGAGATATGGGTTTTCTTTGAACGAACCATGGATGGCCACGCGCGTCAGCGTCACGTCCTCTTCTCGCTCGGTCTGCGGGTTAAACACCTTCTGCGTTTCGCGAATGATAGTGCCGCGCGGTGCCGGCTCGATGAAGCGTTTCTTCACCCAGGTGTGGCCGATGCCAAACGGGTTGGTCGTGCTGAACGTTTCCAAGGGGATCGGTTTAAGCAGCGAGCCATCGTCCAACAGGTAATTTTCAGGTCGGAACGATGAACGTCGGCAAGAAAACATCATCTCGTAGAACTCGGGTGACTGCTGCTTGGTAAGTTCGTTAAACCCAATGAACGGGAATTCCTGACCGTGATAGTCCCAGTAGTCTCCCTCTTCTTTCCCGAAGCGGAACAACAGCTCTTCGCCGGTAGGCCACACCCAGCGCAACTCAGATGCTGACGCCAGATAGCGTGCACCATCGTTAAACAGGCGGTACATACGCTTTGACTGGGTAATGATGTCGGTGAGGTTCTTATACTCAGTATCGAAAATGACGCCACGCCAGAACGAGCCATAACCAAGACCAACCAAGCGACGAAAGCGCGCCAGCTGCGCGGCGGTTTTACCCGGCCCACGCGTTCCCTCGTAGAGGATTTCGTTACACGGGCAGCTCAGGGAGAGAGATTGCGATCCCGGTAAAGGTTTCCAGACAGCTTTGTAATTCATCCACCAAGAACCTCGCTCTGCTGCTTCTGCGCTGCCGCTTCCCAGTCGTCCACGTTATCGCAGGACGGGACCGGCATAATGCTGTGTGTTGCTGTGACCTTCTGTTCTACCTGCTCTTTAAACGCCTGCACTTTGATGTGCTTGCCCAGCAGTTCCAGGTTCTTGACCTTATCCGGCCACTTCACCTTTTTGAGGATGGTCTCCGCCGTCTCCTCGTCGAAGTTCTGAATGGTCGTGCTGATGTCCAAGCCGGTCAGAGAAATTCGCCAGGCTTTTGGCCACGAACTGATCGGTCTCAGGCTACCGTCGTCGTTTAGAATGTCCAGAACGTCCATCTGGTCGATTTCAACCAAGCGCCGCAGCACATAATCAGCATCAACACCCACATCTTCGTTGCGCTTCGCTTTGAGTTCGGCGATTCTGTTTTGGATGTCAAGTTTTGACAAGTTCTGGGCAGCTATGCGGTTCGCAGTTTTGACGCTGTACCCCGCCCGAATAGCCGCCTGTGTAGCGTTTAAATCGATGAGGTACTCGCGACAGAACATCTCTTGTTTGTCGGTGAGTGCCATAAATAAGTTATCAGTTCCAAAGGAAGATTAAGAATGGCAATGCTGTCCATTGATAAGACATGCCCCCACTGTTTGAAGGAGCGGGCTGTATTGAGATGTATTGAACAAGCGCCTTTAAGAAACAAATGTTATTCGCTGGTATTTCAATGTCATTCATGCTTCAAGCTTTTAATTGCTGAGGTAGAAACAGATATTCAAAGCACCCCAGAGGATTATGCAAAGACGCAAGTTTACCCCGTCATTCTCAATAATAACCCGCGATTTAACGTCCTCGATACTTACCCTTCACATAAAACCTTTTCCGCGCCAGAAGCAACCCCAGAGAGAGCTGCAAAATTTTTTGTAGAGGCAAAAGAAGATTTTGCAAAAGGACGTTATGAAACCAGCGCAATGAACTGCCGAAAAGTGATCGATATCGCGACCAAGGTGCTTCATACAGGCAATGAGGATAAGTTAGTAAAACGAATATCCGCAATAAGAGGTACGGGACTCATAACACAAGAAATGGCAGACTGGGCACACATCGTCCGTATTGATACAAATGTTGCAGTTCATTCAGATGAAGAATTCACCGCTGATGAGGTTGATCAGCTTTTGAAGTTCACAGAAGTGTTTTTGACATACTCATTCACTTTACCTGCGATGGTGAAAGCCAAGCGGGATTCTGAATAAACGTAGAATGTCTCCATTCCAATACGATGGGTCTGCCCATTGTAATGGCAATAAAACAGCCACCAGCGCTTGCCAGTGGCTTAATGAGGGTAAGGTTACACCTCTAGTTTTTGAATCGCCTGGATTGAAGTGACAACACCTAACGGTAATGGCTTCGACATTTCAGCAAAAGATGTACTTCTCACTTACTCTGATGATCCTAAAAGTGAAGGTGACGTCACTCTCAGCATTAAGATGGATAAAAGCGTGGAGTAATCTTTAGGGTGCAGCAGGCCCAACAGGCGCCTGCTGTAATGCTAACGGTGAATTTCCCAGAGATGACGCTCTATCCCGCCAAATGCTTGCGATCGGCCTGCGCGACGTTTAACGCTCGATTCCGCCCAACTACCTCGGGCTGGCAACGTTTTTACGAGAGAAAAACCAGCAGCACGGAGGGAAGCCCCCGATTCTCCAGCTTGGGTATATGTGATAACCCTCCGATACCCCATCCCCCACGCAGTCCGCCTAACAGCTCCATACAGCATTGAATTTGCGTTTCTCGTTCCATCCGTGCAGGTTCTGTTGACTTCAAGTGTCAGTCCATCATCAAAATAACGCGCAACCGGGCGGCCTGCCATAGCTACACCCACCAGCACACCTTCATGCAGTATGCCAATACTGAATTTATGACCTGCAGGTGGTTTGTTGTGTCTATGCAGTTGCTGAACGAAACAACAGGCCTGCTTAAAAGTAATTGGTACGATTTCCACTATAAGCCAACCTGAAAATTACTTTTTTGCTGGTTCATTGTTTGACTGTCTCACCGAGTCGTAAATTCGTTCACATGTCATTCCGGCACGGTAGCGTTCGTCAGCGATTCCAGCATAACGTTTAGCTTCTGCTGCAATATCTCCGAGCATGTCGGCGAGCATTCCGGCGTCGGCTCCGGCTGTTTTGCTTCTGACGGCAGCGGCAAGATCTGCGGTGTGCTTTGCGGCGTCCAGGCGGGTAGCGAGTTTTGTTGCTTCGGTGCGCAGCTGGCTAACAGTGGCAGACAAGCCAGCAGCAGTGGCAGCAGATTTAGCAGCTTGTGCTTGTGCATCTTTGACGGCCTCATCACGGGCAACAATTCGCCCTTGTTCAATCATGCGGGCGGCGGTCTGGGCGTTCGCTGTTTGCGATGATTCCACACTGTCACGCTCTGCCCACTTCTTTTCCCAACCACGGCTGCTCCATACACTACCCGCGATGAATGCGACAGCCACCAGCAGAGAAATAGCAATGAACTGATAGCGCAGGTTCACTGTTCTATCCCCCAGCACGCCAGCGCGCTTTCCTGGTCTCGTCGTTCTACCTGTCCATAGCAACCATTTTTCTGACCTTTGGTCAGACGACAATCGCGGCCGCCGTCTTTAATCCACCAGCGGATCGCTTCACAGGCTCCTTTACGGTCGCCAGCATTGATGCGCTTATAGAACGTAGACGGGAAGCATTTTCCGGGGCCGATGTTATAGGGGCAGAAAGATGCGATCCCGGCTTTCTGTGGTTCGGTTAGTGGTACTTTGATATTTCGGTCAACCCACGCCAGCGCCTTGTCGCGTTCAATGGCATTCACCTGGGCGCATTTCTCAGCAGACAGTTTCATGCCCTGAACTACTGGCTTGCCATCAACCATCGTGGCGCCACGGCAAATAGTCCAGAGCCCACCGCCATCACGATACGCCTGCTCGCTATTACCCTCCTTCTCATCCAGAAACTGATCGAGAATAACTGGCGCGGATGCCCCGGCAAGAATCAAACCAACGACCGCTGCGCTCAGCTTATTCCTCAGCTTTTGTGGCATAGCCATTGCGACGATCCTCCCGTTCCTTCCAGCGGAAATACCAGTTCACTGCACAAGTGATAACAGTGCATGCGATACCGACAATAATTGCCCAGTCGCTCAGGCTTAACCCTGCAATTCTGTCGGCCAACATCCAGGACACCTCTTTTGCTGTTTTAGCTGTTTCGGCATATGCCTTCGCTGATACACCGCAGCCGGTCAGCGTGGTTCCTGTTCCATATGAAAGTCTGCTGTAAATGGTGCTCATTCTGGTCATAGCCTCACCTCCGATTCTTCGGATGGCGCTGTGTGTTTGAAAAGGGTCAGGCTTCACGGGCTGGATTTATCAACAAAGCACGTAGCGGATGATTCCCGTGAGCCTGAAATAAAAAAGCCCCAGCGGGTGCCGGGGCGAGTTATAGATAAGTGCATGCTCTAGCAGCAAATCACTGTATTTGATATCGTTAAATCGCCAAAAATAACCCTATCAAACATGGAGAATTATATGAGTGAATCAAACAAACCATCTGGAGAAAATAAGCCTCAACCCGCACCACAGCCTAAACCGGCTCCACAGCCAGCCGAAAGAAATCTGAGGACAGGTTATACCTTTGTTGCCGACTCTGCTGAAAACATCAGAAAAAAAGGTAAGTAAGTACTGAGATTACAAGTGCACAAACAGGGGTGAGGATTGTAGCGATCCTTACCCTTTCTAGTTCTCGGCCTATTCTGGCATTCTCTTTTTTACTCATTTCGGCCATTCTGGTTAAATCCGCAAGCCGGTAGCGCCGCAAGACGTTCAATGTTGAACGCTTTGCTGAAAATCCTTTCGACTCAAAACCAGTGTAATCATCTTCAGTAAACCCTTTATAGCCATCATGGTAAAGCGCAAAGGGTGTCGATGACACGAGAGCTCGTGACCTTACAACGAGGACGCAGCGAACAAGATAAGCCGCACACATTGCCCAGTAGACTAAAAAAACAGACATTCCAGCGGTGAGGTAATCAAAACCTGTGCGTTGCGTTAATAACAAAAATGACGAGCCCACGCCAGCAATGAGTATACTCAATAACTTCTGGCCATTTTCTTTGTTTAGTGCGTTGGACTGGTGAATTTCGCGTATACAATCCTCGCCCTGCTTCTCCAGAAAAGCAACGAGTTCGTCGTCCGCATCCAAAAAGTAATCATCGGGTAGATTATTCATTCCCCAACCTCACATCCTGTAATGCATCAATTTTACCTGAATGTCTCGAACCTTGGTATTGCTGTCTCCAGAAACGCAAAAGCCCCACGGAGTTAACCGCAGGGCTTGAATATTTTATTGCTGGTCGAAACGATTGAACGGATTCCCAGCGTTAGAGCCGATACTAGACGAAAATTCCGTAAACCACAATATCTATTTTCTCTAAAATTTACCTTCCATAGAAAAAATCACTATTGAGTAACTGATTTCAATGCACTGTCTGCATATCCCTCCTGCCGGTGACACTCTTCTACCAATAATTCGAATAATGGCTGGATGTGGTCATAAGCCGTGGTTTTCTTCACATCCCACTCGGTGCGTACACCCTCCAGCACATTAGAGAATTTAAGCCGGGCATAACCTCTGCCTGTGCAGCGCTCACAAACTTTCATAACCGGCACGCCCTGCATCTCCGTTTCTTTCTTGTCCAGTACCTTCCCTTTCCCATGGCAGCGACACGCATTGCTGATAACACCTTTTCCGTTACAGGCTGAGCATAAAACGCGCGCAGTCTCCCGTACCGACTTCCATTCCTCCCAATAGGACGGGCAAACCCCCTTCGTGATTTTTGCCCATTTAGGCGGTTTCCCATCCGGGTACTGAACTTTATTTGTGAAAATATCTGCCTCGGTAAAGCCGCCCCCATCGCAACAGTCGCATTTGCGAACGCTTGCCGCACTACGGGCGTAATCCTGATAAGCAAAAGCGCACAGTATTTCGAGAACTCGTTGGCGTAATCCTTCATCGAGTTCAGTAACTGGTCTGAAATGTCGTGATATCTCAACGGCTGAACCATATAGAGCCTCCATTGCCCGATCCGGGCTGCTGATGCCAATTTTTGCCAGGTAAAGATCGAAACCAAATCCGCACTTAGCATTAACGAGGCCAAGCGCGGCCATCACATCAGTACCAGTGAGATTGTCTGTAGCTGTTGCCCGCGAGGAGTCACTGAACATCGGGGACTTCGGTGCAAAGTATTTTGCGATTGATTCGAGGTTCATCGTGTTTCTCCAGCATAAGTTTTCACGTAATTCTTCAGTATTCGGTAGTCCGTCAGCACAGAACCCGGGAAATGGTATAAGCGCAATCTTTGCCAGCGAACGCGGAGGTGATCGGCAAAGTAGGATTCGAATGTCATGCGGCCTCCCTTGCTTTGACGAGTTGTCGCCTCAGCGCGCTGTAATGCTTTCTGATGGCTTCGAGTTCTTCGATGGTGTATCGGTGCGGGGTGTTATTGTTTTCGAGCGCCTCAACGCGTTCAGCCCCAATTTTCTCTATAAGGCCAAGGCGGTACTGCTGCTGATTGCCCGACAGCTGAACGTTACAGTGGTGGCACTGTTTACTGATATTGTCTTCGTGATAGCGGAGATGTGACGCTTTCCCACGTGAGCGGTAATGCCCGGCTTCCCACTGGACGGTGTCGAACGTCCCACAACTGATGCATGGCAAATCATGGTCACGCTCGCGAATATAGTCATTGACGACGCGCTGGGTTAAATCCTCCCAGTGCTTCAGCGGCTTAACTGCAGCTTTACGCTGGCACCAGGCGGCTCGCTCTTTCTTCTCAGTAGCGCGCTGTTTGGCGGACTCTTTGCGCTTAGCGTCTTCACGGGCTTTTCTGGTCTGCTCTTTCCCGACTGCGCTGGCGCATTCGTAACCGCAGACGGTCTGCGTATCGCGTACAGGGTGGAACCACTGGCGGCATTCTTTGTTGGCGCACTTGCGGCGAGGTAACTTTTTCAGAATGGCAGGCATTGTTGTCCACCTCCCTGAATGGCGTTTAACTCTCTACGATGCGCGTTTAGATAGCTATTCCAGTGTGCTTGCCGGATGATGGCGGCCTGCTCTTTCTGAAGGGCTGGCTCACGAATGGCTTTTCCTTTTCGGTTGTGATCCTCCCGGATAACTTCACCCTTAACATGAAGGGCCTCGCATAAAGGGCAATAATCACGGGTCTCCATACCACCCGCTCTGCCTGAGAAAAAGATATTGCCGTGCCATGTTCCGCAGTCAGCGCACATCGGCGCGTCGCACGTGAAAATTCCCCGAGCATTGCTGAGGTGGTGGTTTTTGTCCTCATCAGCATCCCAGCCAATGATCCCATCGCATAGCAGGGTTGCAGGTTTACCGCAGAACAGGCATTTCGCTGATTTAGCCATGCTCACCCCCAGACCTTTTGCCGAAAGGTTCTTGGTGTACGCGCCAGATGCTCGCATTCAGGTAATTTTGCGCTAACAGTCCAGGTGATATTGTCGCGGTTCAGGCTGCGCTCGACTTTGACGCCGCGGCGCTGGTAGTTCGCCACCAGCTCGTCGGCCTGTTCGGTTGTGCATTCGTGATGGTGAAACCAACTTATTTTCATCGCCATCACCCCGCAAAACTCATTAGCTGCGATGCGGCGTTTTCCGCTTCACGCTGATCCTTAAATGCCCTGGACAATACCCAGCGCCACAGAACATCGAGCGCGGCTTTGTACAACTGCTGGAACTCGGTTTCCTCCATGTTGGCGAAGGCAATGCTGCGAGGGTGTTTACGAAGGGTGCCGTCGGGCAACTGTATGGCGTCGTAGTGGCCAGACTCGACTATCACCCATGCTCGATATGCGTCATAGGATTTACAGATGCTGATGCTACCTGCACGCTTATCGGCGATGCGGTCGAGATATTGTTCGGCAGCATCCAGGAGCGCGGCTTCGCTTCCCGCGAATGAGGCAAGAAATTTGGCGTAGCCGGTTACCAGTTTGCGCTCGTTCGAAGAGATCGCCCCGCCAGTAGGTTCCCAGTATTCAAACCCGAGATTCAGGAGCGCAAAGAAACGGCGATGGAATGCGGGATTCCTCACCTGACGAAATTCGGCTACCAGCACGGCGCCGAGTTTGATTTTTGATTGCAGAATATCGCTGGTCTCCGGCGTAGCGGGGATCAGGATTCCTGATGATTGCTTAATGAGTTGTAGTTCGTGCGCCATGGTACTCTCCGTGGCGCATCAAGTTGTCAGTTGTTCAGGCTGACACTGACATTATGTACAGTTGATAATGGAAAATCAATGCAAGAAAAAACCACAGCATCAGGCTGGTTCAGTCCCTGTCGAATTGGTTTTATGATGCAATGGACGCTCCAGCCAGACAGTCCATGCTACAGCCGCCTCCCATGATATATATCCGTTATTGCCATTTTTCGCCCTGCGGAGATCAACTGCATCACCAAATCTTTCAATTATGAATTTTTCAAATTCTATGCGTTTTTCTTCGTCGTTCGTTGAATCCATGCCTTCCCCAGAAGTGTCCTACGAATCGCTCTTATTGCATAAAAAATAGCATATTCAAAAGAGAGTGAAAAACCCGCCGTAGCGGGTTGAATTAGCGATGTTTTATTACGCCGCTATTTGTTTCTGCTGACAAAGCTCCGGTAAATTAGCCCGTACTAATGCTTCTGCAAATGGAGGCGGAACAGCATTACCACATCGCGCAACCTGCTTATCCTTCGCGTACTTTTTGCCCCGATAGTCCTGGTCGATGATGTACCACTCAGGGAAGCCTTGCGCGCGATATAACTCGTGCGGCTGCAGCATGCGCATGCCGATATCAACGATGCGGTAAGTTATGCCGTCAACGGTCACCAGCCCGTCACAATCCTCGCCGCAGTATTCCCGCAGGAATGCCAGTGTTTGCTGCGCGCGGTGTTCGTCGTATTCATCAACCGCAAGAGTGGTTTTCACCTCCCCTACGTGCAGCCCACCCGCCGTCACCGTTGGCATTGGCTCACTGGTTGGCTGGCCGTCACGGCATGTGCCGCGCAGCTTGACCAGGTGAGACGCCACGACCGCATGATGGTCAACGGTTGTCACTGAATGCGCAGGCTCGTCCAGGCTCACGCCCGGCCCGGTATAATTTCCGCCGTAATGCTTCGCCAAAAACGCGCTCACCGTTGCAAACTTATTGCCCCCGGCTGTAACGGTGCCCAGCGGGTTGTCCAGTTGCAGAACTCGCGGCTCCTGTCCTGGGCGTTCGCCGTACCCCATCTGAATCAGTGTCGGCGTCACCAGCTGCGATTTACCGCCACCACCTGCCGTGATAGTTGCGCTTGGCTCGTCAGCCCGGTGGCCGATACTGGCGCCGAACTGCCGGGCAATAACCGGCGCAACCAGGCAAGCCCGGGATTGCTTCAGGATGGTATGCGCGGGTTTATCCAGTGGGCGCGGTTTCGCCTGGTACTCACTGCCGCCGTTGCCAGCCATGAACGGCGCAACTGTCGGTACAGCGATCGCGTAGCCATGGGTTTTGGTGATTGTCTGGAGCGGTTCGGCCAGCGCCTGCCCACGGAAACAATCATATTTTCCCTTCGTCGTGCTGTGGTTACACTTCACGATAAACGGCGCCGGACTATCGATAACAAAACGCTGGATACCCCGAGCAATCCGTTTCAACGTATTAACAGCCAACGGCTTTTTACGCCCGAAAATAGACTTGGCGGGGATTGACCAATCAATGCATTCCGCAGCGGTTCGCCATGGTGCCAGCTTGCCTGTAAGAACTGCTGCCGACTTTGGATCTCCGTGTGTAGGTTCCGGCCAAACAATCGGCTCCCCGTCCCGGCGCATGACCATGAAGAACCGTTTACGGATGGTCGGCGCGCCAAAGTCGCATGCGCGCAACTCACGGAACTCAACGATATAACCCAGCCCTTTCACCAGTCGCGCTGCGTCTTTGCTGTCGAGAGGGATATCCAGAAATTCACAGCACTCCACCAGCGCAGGATGATCTGCCGAGATGCCGGTTGTCAGCATGCCTACAAAAGCCTGGAATGTTTCGCCAATACGCGCCGGATCTGGGCGACTATAGCCAGGATAAACGGGGCCAATAAAATTCACCATCATAGCCTCAGTCAAATCTGGCTTTGGCGGCGTATGAATCAGCGGACCCCACGTTTTAAATTCTTCGACGTTCTCCAGCATCATCACCCTCGGGTCAACATCCAGCCCCCAACGCAAAGTTACCCACGCCAGCCCACGAATCGCTTTTTCAACGGGTTTAGCGCCCTTCGCTTTGGAGAAATGGCGGCAATCCGGAGAGAACCAGGCCAACCCGACGCGGCGGCCGGCGGTCGCAACTTTCGGACGTACCGCGTAAACCGATTCGCAGTAGTGCAGCGTGTCCGGGTGGTTTGTGGTGTGCATGGCCACCGCGTTCACATCGTGGTTGATGGCGATATCCACGCTACGGCCGGTAGCCATTTCAATGCCAGTAGATGCCCCGCCGCCGCCAGCAAAATTATCAACAATGATTTCTGAATCTCTCACGCGTATTTCTCCATAGCGATGGCCAGTGACCGGGCCGCAGCGATTATTGACGGTACCGGCATTTGTTCCAGCCACATGCGGTTGATGTGATGCTTCAGGCGGCGCTGGTGATGTGCCGGAAGATCCCCGGCACTTTCAATCTGGCTATATACCATTCCTACTTCGGCAGGCCAGACAGTTTCCTCAACATTCACCAGCAGCAGGTTTTCCAGCTCAATTATCCGGTTCGTGGCATATTGCAGTAGCTGATCCATCACTTCGTCTCCCGCCATGCCCGCTTATTACATCTCGGGAAGCGTTCTAGTCTCCAAATCATCCACAACATCTTATTAAATTCAGGTAGTGCCCGATAATCATCAGCACTCATTTCGAGGGCCTTGAATCGCCACTTTGCCACCTTAACCACCCGCCACAGCATCACCATACAAAACAGAGTGCAAACAACAAGGAAACCGAAAAAAAGATAAGTACTCACCTCACTCCTCCTGCTGCGGTGCTGCTGGCAGTGGCATCCAATGGGTTACCAATATGTGCTCTATACAGCATGCGGCGGCCACATCTACTCTGTCGAAAAACAGCCCTGAATGCTCATCAAAGAACGATACAAAGCAATGCCCCATCCTGTTCCTGGTTAGAACCTCCTGCTCGTCTTCCGGCATCCGCTCGCTGCACTTAATCCAGCCATCCTGAATCACCGGAGAGTTGCCATCGGATAATGGCATATCCGGCCCCTTGCGTATCGCCTTTGACAATTCGATAGGGTCATCGTAAAGCCAGTCGCCAGTTTCCGGATGATTTGCTTTTGCCAGTTGTGCTGCCCATTCCAGCCCGTCTTTGTGCCCTTGCAGGTAGTCCAGCGGTAATTCATCGCAATTACTTGCAGGTTCGGCACCCTGAAGCATGGCGGCGCGGCAAGCGTTCCAGCCCTCCCACATCCTAACGAAATCATGGGCTAACCATGCGGAATATGCCGTTACTGCATATCCGGTACCGCAGCGGGTGACATGCTTCGGCATTTTGAATGTTCGCTCGAATGCATCTCGCGGATCTTCATCCGGCACTACCGGCGCTCTCGGCTTGCCCTGGCTATCTGACGGCGCTAACGGAGCGTTTCTCAGTACAGTGGCCAGCATTTCAATATCTACTGGTGCAGGCTCAGCACCAAATGCCGCAATAGCCCCATCAATAACCTTCACAGCATCAGCCATTGCGTAGCCGATATTACCGCCGTCGCTTTGTGCTGCTGCTTTGCTGAGTATTTCGCGTATCTGGTGCAGGCGCTCGAGTGATACAGGACTGTGCGCTGGGTGGTTGGTTGTCATGGTGTGCTCCAGTTATCTTCAATCGCCACGCCAAGTCGGTGTAGCCAGTCGGCCAGTTTCAGCATTGCTTCTCGCTCGCTTAATCTTTCAGGAAAGTCAGCAAGCTCGACCATCGGTTTAAACCGACCAAAAGCATCATTCTCAACAACAAGTTTTTGCTCAAGGGTGGTCTGCTTAACTTTGCTGTGATGCCGTAGCAGGTAAACCGACTTTGATTTTTTGGTTTCTGGGTCGTATTCGTAGGCAGTGAGTATCATCTGGCTACCGCCGCGATTCGTTCCTCGCCACATCTCTCACTCCCCCTTCACGCCAATGCCAGCGGCTTCTATCGACTTAATTACCGCGCTGCGATACGTTTCTTCGCGAAAAAAAATCCGATTATTAAAACTCAACCAGAATTCATCGTTAGATATCCTTGGAACGCATACCTTTCGCGATTCTAAGTTGGAAATACGCTCTCGATAGTCAGCAACCATTCGTCGCACCTGCTCCAGTGGCGTAACGCTGCCACCGTCTGGTGGGTCCATGTACTGAGTGCCGGGTAGGAGTTCGCAGAGGGCATTGTTCAGTTCGGCCTCACTCGCTTCACGCTCAACTCGCAACCGCCCAACGGTAAGCATCAGGTCTTGATTCTCTTCGTCTCGATCTTTCGCGTAGCTCTGCGCGGCTTCCAGCTCATCCAGCAGCGCCAGAACGGTGGACGGGTTGGCTGCGGCAATGAATGCTGAGTCAACTTTAAGACAGTGTTGAGCAACCGCTTTTGCACCAACTCTTACTTCATATCCTCTCGCGCCCTTGTGTGGCTTATACGACTCCCATTTCCCCCATGAAGCTATGTTTGCGGCATTAGCCACTTCACGCAGCGCCTGTTTGTTGAGTGCTGTCATTGGGCTGCTCCTTCCAGTGAATCAGGCAATTTGGTGTAATGCGTTACGCCGCGCAGAGAGTTAATCGACCGAGAATGGTCTGCCAGCCATATTTTATGGATATTGGTGTTACTACCGGCGCAGAAGTTGTATTCCATCCACTCAGCAGAGCAGTATTGCGGTCCCACATCAGTTTCGTAACGAACCCAATAACGCCCAAATTCTTCTGGCTCGCTACCTTCAATCCAGACTTGCGCCCGCGCTTCAGCCAGGAAAGCGTCTGTAGCAGGGGTTTTTGCATACACTGAATCCACCGTTTGCAGCAGTTCGGTTGCGTCCTCCATCGCTCCACGCCAGTCCATGCGGCCGCCGCTATGCTCAAGAATCGAAACTGCCAGCGCACGGATGAATACATGGCGCTCACGCGCATGAGCATTCTCCGCCGCCAGCTCCCTGCACTTGCTCTCGGCGTTAGCGAGCTGTACTGCCATGTCTGTGACTTCTGTTTCAAGTTTTTCAGCGTATTCAATCAGGAGATCGATTCTTTCCGGCGTTACGGTTTTAACGTATTTGCAAATCGATGACGCATAATTATCATCCTGGAGTGTGCCAGCCAGGCCATTACAAAATTTGCGGTTCCCTTTTGTCGCCTTGATATCGGCGATGATTTTTTTAACGTCTGGTTTCATGCTGATGCCCTCCCGTAAAACGCCAGAACCCGCTGCATAGCCGGACTTGTGCGGCAAACTGAAGTAACCATGTTTTTTCTCGTGTTCTGTTTGATCTGCTTAATGTTCAACTCCCCGCCGGGCTGAAGTGAATAGACCGGGCGATGTGGTTCGCCAGTGCGGATTACTACCGCTTTGCGTGTCAGGTGAAGCAGCAGGTTGTGTGCTTTCTTGCAGTCGCATCCCAGAAGGTTCTGAACCTGACGCGGCGTTATGGTCTGGTTAACCCGAAGGAAATCGACGATTTCCCACAGTGATTTGCTTGCCATAGTGATTTTCCCTCGAGGTTATTTAACGATCCGGAGATGGCTAACGTTCTTGCGATAGCTTCCCCAGTCAAAGTTCACCCACATCCCGCCATCCATCTGGAGGCGATCGATAACCCGCGCGCCCAACGCTCCGAGAAGTTCTTCGTGGTTCAGGTTCGTCAGGATCCCTACCGGACGCATCGACGACAGGCGACGGTCGATAACCTGATTCAGAATGACTTTCTCGCCGTTGCTTCCACGCTGAATACCGACTTCATCCAGCACCAGCAGATCGACTTTGCAGAGGTCGTCCAGCAACGCAGCCTCTGATTGACCACCGTCGTAGCACTCGCGAACGCGCAGCATCAGGTCAGGAATAGTTACTACCAGCACGCTATGCCCGCCAGACAGCAGATGATTTCCAATTGCCGCAGCCAGATGGTTTTTCCCGGTACCTGGACCACCACTGAACACGAAGCTCGCGAACCCGGTACCGAAATTCTGTGCGTAGCTCTTTGCCATCGTGAAGGCTTTACGCTGCCCTTCCCCGGATACCTGGTAATTCGCGAACGTGCAGCTGCGGTGCAGGCTTTGAATTCCTGAGCGACCGAAGATTTTCTCTGTGCGCGCTTTCTGATTCCGCTTGCCCAGCTCTTCGCAATGTTTCAGGCCTTCTTCACGCTGCCACGCCAGCAGTTCTGCTGCGCTGGTGAACTTCGGCTGTACGCCTGGCGGGATGAGTTTCTTCAGGCGCTCAAGAGCGTTTCCGGAATAACAATATTTTTCACCGTTACCCCCTGAATCCGGTTGGGATGGTTTTATCTGGCTCGGAAATGTGGTTCACATCCCTTCCCGTTTTGCGGTCGTTGAGAGCGAACCTCGGTTTGAACAGTCCCTGGTACCCGTTGGCGATACTGGTGTTAATCACATCAACCGGGTCATGCCCTGCGTCCAGGCATGCCTTCAGCAACTTGAACGCTTTGGTGACTGTCAG